CACAAGCAAAAACACTTTTAGAGTCATTAGGACTTACCTGGTCCGAAACTGCAACTAGTGTTCAGAATATAAATTTAGATGGAGCAGTTGAAAGTCAAGGAGTTGCAAGCGGAACTACTATTAAAATTGGAGACGTAGTATCTTTTAGTTATTATGTTTACGTGGCTCCACCGCCATCTGCTCCACCATCTGGTCCACCAGCAGATCCACCACCATCTGGTCCACCGCCATCTGGTCCACCGCCATCTGGTCCACCAACAGTTACATGCGGAGAGTGTGTTGGGTACGTAACCATGTCCCCTACTTGCAACGGTGAAGATGTTTATGAAGGATATTATTCTGCATATTCAAGATCTTGTAGCGACGGAAGCAGTTCTACAGCAGGCTGTCCTTCAGGAGGACAGTTTCAGTATTGGGGCAACCTTATCGAATCAAACTCAAGGGGTTGCGGAGGATCAGGAGGAACACCACCACCATCTGGTCCACCAGCAGATCCACCACCATCTGGTCCACCGCCATCTGATCCACCATATGATCCACCAGATGATCCACCATCTGCTCCACCGCCAGATGATCCACCATCATTTCCACCAATTGATTTGCCACCTTTTGACTTCGAACCGCCTGCAAAGTCTGTGGGTGTATCAACATTAATTAAAACACCATCTGGACTTGTTCGTGCTGAAAACTTAAATGTAGGAGACGTGTTGCTTTCTGCAGACATAGAAGGGTTTCCATATGACCCAATCGAAGGTGTCACAGAGCAGGCACTTGCTTGGACAAGCGAAAATCCAAACATAGAATTTGTTCATACAACAATTGTAAATATAACAAGAAGAATTGGAAATATGGCTGTTATTATTAATGGCGATATATTTTCTCAATACCACTGGATTCTTATAAAAAGAGATAATGTGGCAAAATTTGTTCTGTCCGATCAAATTGTTGAAAATTCTGATTACATTTTTGACCCAGAGACAAATACTTGGGAGATAGTAGATTTGTTTGAATTAATACCAGTTAATCATGAAACCATATCAATAGACTGCGAACCCTATGATATGTTCTTTACTGAAAAAATGTTAACTCATGACTCTTTCTCAATCTAAATATAACATTATAAGTTTAAAAAAAGCAGGAGATAAGATAATTCCCGTTTTTTCAGCCTGGCCCAAAGAGTTATCTGGCTGGTGGCTACAAATAACAGAAGTATCTTTAATTCAAACAAGATGGGTTTGTCAATTTTATTTTAACGACATTTATCCAGAAGGAACCCTAATAGTTTCAGATTCTGTTATAAAAGAATATCCAGACATGTATTTGCTTGTAGACCATGATGGAACGGTAGATAGAGTTTATATAAATCCAGTACACAGAAAAAAAGGCCTTTTAGCAGTAAGTGGACCTATATTAAGAACACTAATGTACGAGCTTTTTAACGTAATAGTAGAAACGACTACAGACAGCAGCTTAAAAACAAAAAAAGGAATAATTGGAGCATACGAACCATTTGGAGAGCATATTCCTCCAAGAAAACCAGAAGAAATGTTATCTGATATTTCTGTAAAAGATGTTCTTCCCCCAAGAGATCCAGTATACCCTTTTGTATGGGCTAACAGAAGGCCTGGTGGTAGCATTGAGTCGTAATGAAAGCTTGTTGTATAGATCCAACAAAAAAACTCTTATATATTCTGGACACATAAATTCAGAAGGTGTATATAAAATTTTTGATTCACAGTTAAACAAAAAAGATTTTTTATATCAATTTCCAATTACAGGAATTTTAGGAACAAGTCAAAGTCCAAAAATACTGCTCCCAAATAAAAGTAAAAACATACTTTCTTGCCCAGACATTGAAATAAATAAAATTTTTAAAAAATTTGTTAGCTTAATAAAAGAGTCATGCACTGAGTTTAATTTAAGCTACGATGCAAATAGGTACTACCTGTCTTCTTCATTATCAGACAATAAACCAACTGATTTTTGGCACGATCATTCTAGCGCAAGCAGGCCAGCTCTGTTTGGAATATGGCATTTAGGTGACTCTGTTTCCAGTATAAAAATTAATGAAGTATTTTTGTCTTTAAATCCAGGAGATGTTGTAATTTCTGAGGCTGGAAATAAAGTTATTTATTTAGACTCTTTTAAATCCTTAGACATACAGGTACTTCCAGTATCTGAGCTAAAGGGGCAGTACTTAGAAAAATGGATACCTCTATGCTAAAAACATTAATTTTGGTATAATGGATCATATGGAAAAAATGTCAGAAATAGAAAATAACAATTCTCCTAAAAGAGAAGTAAGGCCCTGGGACTTTTTAAATCCAAACACTGAGTATTCTACAAAAGAAGAGGCGGACAGAAGATACAGCATTTGCAACTTTTGTCCAGAATTTATCAGTCTAACAAAAACCTGTAAAAAATGTGGTTGTTTTATGGCTGCAAAGACTAGGCTTAAAAATGCCACCTGCCCACTTGGTAAGTGGTAAAGCTTAATAAATTCTAAGGTATAATTAGGGAAGAGGTATACGCAAATGGCAACAAATTTTCCAACAGACTTAGATGTTCTGGTAAACCCTCAACCTAATAGTTCGGTTGAGGTAATTTCTCATTCCGATCAACACTCTAATGCAAATGACGCCATCGAAGCCCTTGAAATAAAAGTTGGAAAAAATAATGATACTAATACCAATTCTTTAGATTTTAAAATTAGAACACTTGAGCAAGGCATAAATAATAATCAAAAAGCAGCCGTTGCTAGCCTATTAACTTCTGGAACCCATCAAAATATTTTAGTTGCCTATGATAGCTCTGCTAGCAAAATAAATTTAACAGCAACATATGATCAGGAAGAAACTATATCTGCAATTGCTACAGCTTTAACCGCTGGAACTGGTATAACTAAAACATCTTCATCAACACCACCAAATTATAGAGGCGAATACAACAATGACGAATACTATGCATTAAATGATGTTGTAGTTATTCCAGCAGGAAGCCCATACGGAATAGTTGGATCATATTTTATAAGATCTGGCAATCCAGGAAATCCAGGCTACCCACCAGAACCAGGCGGAGCTACAAATGGTTCTTGGACACTATATACTTTTTCACAAACAATAACAATAGGCGTAGATACAAATTCTATTGCCACACAAACTTATGTAAATACAGCAATCTCTAACCTTGTAGATTCTGCACCAGGACTTTTAGACACTTTAAATGAAATTGCTGCGGCTATTGGAGACGATGCCAATTTTGCAACAACTATAACCACAGCATTATCAACTAAGCTTAGCATAGCAGATGCAGCAAGTACCTATTTGTCAAAGGTAGATGCCCCAGAAGTAATATCAGACACAACAGGCGCAATGTTTGCACACTCAGGACATACAAACGTAGTTGCAACCTATGACGATACAACTAACAAAATAAACCTTTCAGTAATTGCCCAGCTAACACAAGAGCAAGCTCAAGACTATATTGCCCCTCTTTTTGTACATAACTTAAATCCAAATATTACCGCAACTTATGACGATGAGGCTAACAAGTTAATATTAGAAACAATTATTCCTCCGTCAAAAGCTATAATGTCAGCTACCGCTCCATTAAATCCATCTGACGGACAATTCTGGTTCGATACCGATGAATATAGAAGCGGAACAACAAGAGCTCTTAAGGTATGGAATGCCTTGACTACAACCTGGGAGTATGTAAGCTCAGACCTGTCTCTTTCTACTACAAATACATGGACTTCTAAAAATACTTACACAAACGGAATCATCATTGGTTTGGATGCTGCACCAGCTAATGCGGTTCACGGTCAAATATATTACAACAAGATCCTTAATAAATTAAATGTCTGGGATGGTTTGCTGTGGAAAGAAGTTTCAGGCTCAGGAGGAGGCGGCGGACTAACCTTAATTCCTACAGATGGAAGCGCACCAGCAAGCACATTCTTTGTAGGTTTAGTTCAACCACCTTCTGGGGCAACGACCCTTGGAGATCTATGGATTGACGTAGATGACGATGCTGGCGAGACAGAATTTATATTTGCAGGTCCTGAAGCCCCAACAAATTATTCAACAGACACATTATGGATTGACACAGACGAACCAATATCAGAACTAATATATAGCGCAAATGAGCCAGCGACTCCATCATATGCAGGAGAGCTATGGATAGATTTAGATGATACATCTGGACAATCGGTATTAAGTTCTTTGGTTGCTCCTTCCCCAACAGAAACAGATTTGTGGATAGATTTGTCAAACGAAGAGGGTTATTTGCAATACAAAGATTTATTTAAAGACGGAGCGGCCCAGGTCCAATCCTTTGCCACTTTGCCAAGTGCTACACAATATCCAGGAATAAACCTTTATGTTTTATCAGAGAAAGCAATATATGCATCTATAGATGGGCAATGGAAAAAACTTTACCCAAACTCAGATTCAGAAGTGCTTTCATGGGTAGGATTTTAAAGGAATTTATAGTATAATAAAACTCGGAGGAATAATATGTCACTAAAACGTTGGAACGGATCGGCTTGGGTTGTAGTAGCAGGATCACGCCCTGGACCACAAGGTCCACAAGGTATTCCAGGAACTGCAGCAACAGTTTCAGTTGGAGCAGTAAACACTTTGCCATCTGGATCTACAGCAACAGTTGTAAATACAGGAACTTCTTCCGCAGCAGTATTACAATTTAACATTCCAGCTGGAACAACTGGTCCAGCTGGTACACCAGGTGCGGCGGGAGCACAAGGAACTCCAGGACAAAGAGGATCATATAACTTTACTGGAATTGCAGATCCAACAGCAGAAAATCCAGCAAATAAATTAGGTTTAGATAATTATTTAAATACAACAACAGGCGATTGGTTTCAGTATAATTCAAGCACCTCAACTTGGACACTACAAGGAAATATTAGAGGCTCACAAGGCCCACAAGGATTAACAGGAGCAACAGGACCAACTGGGCCTTCTGGTAATGAATTAGCTAATGATATACTTAAGGAAACAACGGTAGCCAGGGTAGACGCAATGTTAAACCTAGGTCTATATTATCCAAAGTACACAAGCACCTTAACTCAAACAGAGTTAAATAGTAAATTTGCAGCATCAAGTTATTTATTTTAGGAGAATGTAAATGTCAAGAAGACAAATAGAACACGCATACTATGTATTTAATCCATCACTAAATCAAATTACTATTCCAAGAATAGTAAGACAAGATAGATTGATGCTTATTACAAATACCACTCAAGGCAAGGTTATCTATAATTTCTCCGACACTAACTTAGGCGCTGTTTCTTTCGCAGTTGATAACGAGGTTGGGTATGAACCAAAAACAGTAATTACACTTAAGTATAATTGTGCAGGAATGGCTTCAACAGACCAGCTTGCAATTATTGTTGATGAGCCAGCAGAAACAGTAACATTTACAGAACCTTTGATGGATGCTGTTAACAAGCTACGAGTTGCTCCACCACAATCTTTAATGGATACAGACTTTGAATATGGTATTCAGAGCTCTAAATGGGAAGCTTTAGTCCTAACATCAAATTACCCATCATTCTTTTCTCGAGCAACAGGCGGAAACTCATTTGACGTAGTAAGCGTAACTGGAGACGGAGTATCACCAAGATCTACAGTAACAGTAGTAGTTTCTAGCCCAGCAACAGAACTTGTTGCAGGAGACGTTGTTTCAGTTCAAGACACAAAAAATCCTTTGGCTGAAGGAACTTTTCCAGTTGAAACAGTAAGCGCAGATGGATTTACATTTACATATTTAGCAAACGGAATTGTAAGCGGAGCAGTTGCCGACGGAAGCCTTACATCTGTTACAGGTGGTGGAATTTATGATAACGCTCACATTCCAGGCGGAAGCGATGCTCAAGGATTACAGGGTTGGACCGCTCAATCAGATGGAGCAGCACAATCTACAATTACAATTACAACAAGCACAGCTCATGGACTTCTTCCAGGAATTCCAATCCTAATCGGAAGCCAGAATCCAAACTGCTCAATCAAGGGTTCTTGGAGAGTATTTAACGTATCTTCTCCAAACCAATTAAAATTTAAAATGGAATCTCAGGTTTCTAATCCAATTATTACAAATGGCGTAGGACTTTATGCAAAGCCAAATGGTTATGTTCAGCACAGACCACATGACGGCGGAGTTATTCTTTCAACTACAGATAACGTTTGTGGAGTAAGAGTAATTCGTCAGACACGTCGTCACTTTAGATACCAATCAGGTAAGTCAATTCAATTCTCAACTGGTGTAAAATTTACTCCGACATTTGACGTAGATCAGATATCAGTAGCAGGAGTTTTAATCGGAAATCAGGTTGTAACGGTCCGCACAATTCAAGATCACGGAATGCAGCCAGGTGCAAAAATTAAGGTAGATGGAATTGTTACAGCAGGTTCATATAATCCATGGAATGGCAAATTCGTAGTTACAAACGTTTTGGGAACAAATGAGTTTCAGTACATAATGCCACTTACACAAAACCTAAGTGCTACAGATCAATTCCCAGGAGGAGTTGACGTTTCAGTTACAGTTTATAAGTGGGACGGCGCAGCAACAAGAACTGGTATGTTTAATGACCAAAATGGATTCTTCCTAGAATACGATGGAAATTATCTATATGCAGTTAGAAGATTTACTAAGAAAGATCTGTTTGGTAAAGTTGCTGCAACTAAGTTTTCAAATACAATTACTGGTATAAATACAAGATTTAGAAAACAGTTGTTAGTTGGAGACCAAATTGTAATTAAGGGAGCAAACTACAATATTATTGAGATTGCATCAGATACTAATCTAAAGGTTTCTCCAGCATATAAGGGAGACTCTCTAACAAACTCTTCTTATGTTATAACTCAAGAAATCAGAGTTCCTCAGACTGAATGGAACGTAGATAAGCTTGATGGAAAAGGCCCTTCAGGATACACATTAGACCCTGCATTAATGCAGATGGCCTATATTGACTATACATGGTATGGCGCAGGCTTTATTCGATTTGGATTTAGAGGCACAGAAGGAAATATTATTTATTGCCACAAGATGCCTAATAACAATAGAAATACAGAAGCTTACATGCGTTCTGGAAACCTTCCAGCAAGATACGAGGCAATTAACTCTCCATTCTTTAGCACAAAGCTAAAGGCGGGATCTTCAGGAATAGTTGGATCTGCATTGACACCAACAATGATTGTTATGTATGTAGACAGTATTAAGTTCTGGCCAGATTCAGGATACTTGGTTATTAAAGATACAGACAATTTTGAAATTTGTTCTTACACTATTACAAACAGAGAATACAATTCAATAGCTCAAGGTTATGCTGTTAATATTGCTAGAAGACAGCCAATAACCTCTTATTTGCAAGGACAGGCAGTTCAGCTATCTGGAACTTCAAACAATGCAACATTCCTTCCAGATAATACAATTACAAATGGAACTGGTATAGCACAGGTTTCAGTTCAAACAATTACCAATACATGTGCTCCAGTTATTTCACACTGGGGATCATCAGTAATTATGGACGGCAAGTTTGATGATGATAAAAACTTTATCTTTACCGCTGGTATGCAGAGATTCGTAAACGTTGCAGGTTCTGGTGAAGTTATTGCCAAGATTGCTTCAAAGTCTACAACATCAGGAGTTGCAACATTAACAACTGCTGCACCGCATCAATTGCAGGTAGGTTATCCAGTTATAGTTTCTGACGTAAACACTGTAGCATCTATAACAAGCATTCAAAGAACTTCTGCATCTAACGTAAGACTTACAACTCAAGGTGCTCACAACTTTGTTGCAGGACAAACTCTAACATTAGCAAATACTCAACTTTCTCAAAACTTACAAAATGGTCAAATTCAGAGTACAGCTATAACTACTGTTTTGAATGGGCAAAGAGACGTGGCTGCTGTTCCAGCAACAAATCAGATTGACATAACATTTGCTGGAGTCTACGGATATACTTCTCGTGTACAAACAAATGCAACTGCTACTGAGCGTACAACATTTAATGGTACATTTACAGTAAGCGCAGTAACAAGCAATACAGTTCAGTACACGATCCCATTTGGTACAACAATTCCAACAAGTATTGTTACACCACAAGGATCTGTTTCTCAGAGCTTTGGCAGCACGGCAGTTGCAAGACCGCTTCTTTCAATCAGAATTGCCCCTTCAGCAGACAATGGAATTGGAAGAAATTATGGTAAAAGAGAAACATTAAATACCATGCAGCTAGCACTCAGCTCACTTGGTATTCTTGCTCAGGGAGCATTCTTGATTCAGGGTATTTATAACCCATCATCTTTCCCTACTGGAGTAAACATTCCAAATGATTGGGAAACTATTAGAATTCCTGGCGGATCTCTAGCACAGGTTATTTATCATGATAACACTGGTAAAACAGGTTCTACAGTAACTAGCCCAACAACAACAATTAGAGGTGGAGACCAGGCGTTTGCCTTCTATACCGACGGTACTGGTGGTACAAACTATTCAGCTACTACTTTCGATTTGTCAAGGGTTAAGGACTTAGGAACATCAATTCTTTCTGGTGATGGAAACTTCAAAGCACCAGGATTCCCAAATGGTCCAGATATTTTGACAATTGTCGCAACAAACCTAGGATTAACATCTGGAGATATTTCAGCTCGTTTGTCTTGGACAGAAGCTCAGGCATAAAAGGAGTATAAAATGGCAGCACCAGATCTACCAATTATTGGCACGGCCACAGCAACTGGCACCACGACAGCAACGGTTGGTTTTGCGGCACCATTAGATGATGGTGGCTCTACAATCACCAGCTATACTGCTACATCAAACCCTGGAAATATTAGTGCTAGTGGTGCAACTTCTCCAATTACAGTTACTGGATTAGAGCCAAATACTACTTACGTTTTTACAGTAACAGCCACTAACGGTGATGGCACTTCTGGTCCATCTTCACCAAGTAATAGTATTACTACGGATTCTTCAGTACCTGATGCTCCAACAATTGGCACCGCTACAAAAACTGGCACAACAACAGCAACCTTAACATTTAATGCACCACTAGAAGATGGTGGACAGGCGATTACTTTATACACCGCCACTTCTTTACCTGGTAGTATTACTGCAACTAGCACGTCCTCACCAATTAATTTTACAGGATTAACTTCTGGAACATCTTACACATTTACAGTAACAGCAACTAACTCTGTTGGAACTTCTTCGCCTTCTCAAGCAAGTAATAGCATTACTACAGATTATATAAATCCTAATACTCCTGGCGCACCAACAATTGGCACAGCTACAAAAACTGGTACTACAACCGCAACAGTTGGATTTACGGAACCAGCATCTGATGGCGGGTATGCAATTACTCAATACACTGCTATATCAACACCTGGCGGTATTACTGGAACGGGAACAGGAACACCAATCACTGTTACTGGATTAACCCCAGGAACAGAATACACATTTGTAGTCTTTGCAACTAACTCACAAGGTGCGGGTATTAACTCTGAATCAAGCAATTCTATTACAACAGATGCGGCAGCTCCAGGCGCCCCAACTATTGGAACAGCTACAAAAACAGGAGCGACAACAGCAGTTGTTACATTTACTGAACCTGCAAATAATGGTGGAGCAGCAGTAACTACTTATACTGTTACATCAAGTCCAGGTGATATTACCGCTACTGGCAATGGCTCACCTATTACAGTTACAGGTTTAGCGCCAGCAACTTCATATACCTTTACAGTAACAGCAACCAACATTGCTGGTACTTCTGTGCCTTCGGGACCATCTAACCAGATAACATCTAACGCAGTTGCTCCTGACGCTCCAACAATTGGAACAGCTACAAAATTAACATCAACTTCAGCAAGAGTTGCATTTACACCTCCAGCAAATAATGGCGGAGCATCAATTACTGGATACACAGTAACATCAACTCCTGGAAATATAGTTGCTTCGGGTACATCTTCACCAATTACAGTTTTAGGTCTAACACCTGCAACCTCTTATACATTTAAAATAATTGCATCCAACTTTGTTGGAGACAGCCCTGAGTCTGCAGCAAGCAATAGCATTACAACAGATGCCGCAGATGTTTTTGTTCCAGATGCCCCAACTATTGGAACTGCAACAAAAACTGGCTCAACAACAGCAACCGCTGCATTTACCCCACCTGCAAATAACGGTGGAGCAACAATTATTGGCTATATTGGTACATCAACTCCTGGCAACATAATTGCTTCATCGACAACATCACCAATTACTTTTACAGGTTTAACTCCTGCAACTCATTATACATTTAAAATAGCAGCAGTTAACTCAGTTGGAACTGGACCTCAGTCTGCTGCAAGTAATATTGTAAACACAGATAGCGCCCCTCCTGGACCACCAACAGTCGGAGTTGCTGCAAAAACTGGTGCAACAAGTGCAACATTAACATTTACTCCCCCAACCGTAACTAACGGACAAACAATTACTGGATACACTGTTCAATCAACTCCAATCGGAGGATCTGGAGCAGGCACAACTTCTCCAATTACCATTACAGGCCTTACACCTGCAACCGCCTATAGATTTAAAATTAGGGCCGTTACCAGCGTAAATAGCCAGGGTGAAGAATCAGCCTTCAGTAATATTATTACAACAGATTTTGGTAGCTCAGCAAATTATGCTACCTTATCAAATCAAATTGATACAATCAAATCAAAAATTAATGCTTTAGCATCCACAACTTTAAACGCAGAACAAATATTATATTTATCAAAATCATTAATTATTTTGTCAGAGGCACTTGGAGTAGAAGATGTTGTTGACGCTACCGCAAATGCAATTACACAAATTGATAATGCTGGTGCAGCTACAATTACCCTTGTTAGCGGAACGGCAAATGGCGTAGCAGTATCAAATTTATCAAGTCAATATACTACACTTCAAGCAGCGTATGATAATATTAATCCTAGAGTTACTTCCCTAGAGGGAGTAATAACAAATCAAGAATCAAATATTGCAACAGCATCTGCATTGGCAGCAAGCGCTGGGTACAACCCTTGGCAAGTTTTAACCTCTAGCAAGCTTTTAGTTAACAGAGACAGAGTTTTTGTAAATACTCCATCAGGACAAGGCGGGGTAGGCGGACTAACATTAACACTTCCAGCAGGACCTTCAATTGGCGCTGTTGTAGAAATTATAGATATTTCTGGAACAGCATCAACAAACTTTTTTACAATAGATAGAAATGGTGAATTAATTCAAGGCGCAGCCGAAGACCTTATCTTTAACGTAAATAATAAAGCTTTGAAATTAATATATTCAAATACTGCAAAGGGATGGAGAATCGCATAATGGCATCATTAGACACGCTTTTAACATTATCATCAGGACTTAAAGCATCCGAACTAGCCACACTTGGAGTAACTGGAGCATCGCTAGGAATTACTCCAGAATCCCTTGGTGTTGTAAACGCAGAAGATAGACTAAACAGAGAAGTTACAGATGGCACACGTCGTCCATACATGATTCCTACTATTACAACAATAAATGAAAGAAATCAGTCATGGTGGCAAATTTGGTCATCAGGAGAGTCCTGGACTGGCTACTATAATTATTTAACTGGAACAACTCAGGCAGACTGCGAAAGAGCATTCTGGTTCTCACTTGGAACAAATACTAGACAGAATACCGTAGGATATGCAACAAGCTCATTTGAAAATAACAGATTGATCTATGCAAAGAACTCTGTTGTTGGAAATGACAGTGTTCACATTGCCCACGGAAGAAACTCTGCATATTCTCCGTTTAGACTTAGAACTATGTTCCTTAGAAATCACCACCCTACCCTTCAAAAAACCGTAACAATGTATGGAAGCTATTCAAATTACTGGGCTTCTGGACACGACGGATCTGGAGTGTGTATTGGAACGCCTAACGTTAATGGTTCTTACAGCGCAGTTACAGATATTAACTGGACGGTTCCAGTTAATAGAACTGGTGGAAACTCGTACTATCAGTGGTCTTGGAACGTAACAATTCCAGCAAAAACAACTGTGGTAGTTGTACAGACTAATACAATGTATTACTGGCAGTCAGGCTATGTTCACTGGTACCTAGATCAAAATATGTTCTATGACCTACATACAACATTTTCTGATTTCTGGATTCAACCAGATCTTAAAATGACTCAGGCAGCACTTCAATATAACGATCAAGACAATCAATTTAATATAAAAACCTCTTATAAAATTTGGAATAGAACATCTCAAATGTTCGGAAATAGGTAAATATGAATTATATAAAGTTTGATAAAAATGGGATTCAGGAGCAGATGGTCATTGCTGAAGAAAACCCAGGAGAAGGCTGGCATGCAGTTCCAGAAGATATAGATGGAAAAATATTTAAATTAGTTTCTGGGGCTGCAATTGCTATGACTGAAGAAGAAAAAGATTCATATTATCTTTCTTTAAAGACAGATTATTCATACGCTAATTTAAGATCAGAAAGAAATGAACTGCTAATGAGATCGGATTGGACTCAATTACCAAATTCAGGTCTATCAGAAGCAAAAGTAACAGAATGGGAAACTTACAGACAGGCACTAAGAGACCTTCCAGAAACAATGACGGAAGGCCTAGAATATACCCTTCCAGAGGTTCCAGTATAATAAGTTTTATGATACAATATTCTAAAGGAGTAAACAAATGACAGCATCTTTAACCACACAAATTGAGTTAGCAAAGACAAAGATCAACGCCTTGTCGGCATCAACTCTTACTACACAAGACATTGTATTCTTGGCTAAATCCCTTGAATCCCTTGGCACCCTTTTAGGAGTCAACGATATTGTGGCAGTAACAAATACTAAAATTTCAGAGATAACAAATGCATCTAGCGGACAGGTTCAAACAATCACCAACGCTGGGTCTTCTCAAGTAAATGCTGTAGTTACTTCTGGAAATCAACAAATTGCATTAGTAAATGCAGCAGTAGACAACTACAATCTATTCGTAAACATGGGAGTAATATAAAATGGCACAAATAAGTTTACCAGCAAGACTATTCGGCGGAAGCGTTACAGCAACTGAGGCTCAGGTTTACACTGTCCCAGCAGGAGAGACAGATGTTATTACATCTGTTACCCTATGCAACGTTACCGACATTGCTCAACAGGCAAGCGCAAAATTGGCAGGTATTTTCTTCTTCAAGAACATTGATTTAGCACCTCGTCAAATTACAGTTATAGATGTTAAGCAGGTTTTAAATGCGGGAGATTCAATTATTCTTTCAGCACTTAACGCAAACTCTGTTACAGCATTTATCTCTGGCGTAAAAATAACAACGATTTAATTAAAAATATTTAGGAGAAATAAAAAATGGCAGTTGCAAATACAGTTACGCAGATTGTTCTACCTGGCTTAGATAAAGCTGTTGTAGATAACTCTATATCTGCAATACTTACTAACGATACAGTTGAATCAATTAGATCTAATCTAGCTGCTACAGGAAGCACAGTACAGCTTGACGCTGCGATTGCTGATGCAAATGCAGTTGTTTCAGACTTGCCTAGCTCAAACCCCTATCCTACATTTGCAACATACTCATGCCGTGATAATAGACCGTTCTGGAATATTTGGAACAGTAGACTTCAACCAATTTCAGCAGGAAGCCAACACACAGATTCAGAGTTGTGGGCTCCATGGACAGGTAACAATTATACAAACGGACATTTTGGATCATCAAGCTGGACAAGCTATTGGGTTCAAGCAACTCCATATCAACAAGCAGATTGTCACTGGATGGTAAGACCAAATGCTGGTAATAGAACATATACAGCATACAATCCAGACACAATGCCATCGTATGCTCCTTTTTGGGGAGTTGTAATTGGTAAAAAGGGAGTTAGACAAAATTTTTCCCTGTACCATAATAATACAACTTTAAGAATTATGGAGCGTGGAATTCAAGAAGGGTACTACGACACAGTTAATCTAAGTAGCGCTACATATTCTACTTGGAGTGGAAATACCGCCTATGGTTCAGCATGCTACAACGATAGAACCAGAACCCTTGTTTGCGTTCAAGCAAAAGATGGTTCAAATAACTATAGAATGCATGTTTGGAAAAACGAAGGAATTGACAGGTCTTTAAACACTGATAACTATACCGCAGGAACTCTTCCAGCATTTTTGCGTGAAGCAAAGCTTGGACTATTAGATGCTGGTCAAGGAGCAGGCATGGCCTCATATAATTTCTATGATTTCCAGTGGCAGGCTAACTCTTCTCAAAATTATGACGAATCAAGATATCGTATGCGTGTAGTTGCAGGAGATAACGGCATTATTGGAATGGCAAGAATGGTTCCTTCCAACGCAAGTAATTATGCAACTTTTAATACTGCAAATTCACAATTAACTACATCATATAATACAATTGGACTAACAACATCTTATGGAATTGAGCAAGGCAACCGTTACGGAATGCGCTCAAATATTAGCTGGGATAATAATTGGGTAGTAGCATATAACGCATATTATTATTATGGTTGCGGAATGAATGTATACTTTATCGATACAAGAGATCCAAGAAATTATTTTATTGCACAAAATGGAAATACTTCTACTGGATGCCAATTGGTTCCTTACAAGGAAGATAAGTTTATGTTTAATGCTTCTACAGGCAACGCTGACGGTAACGTAGGATTAAGACTATATATTATCGATCCCCAAGGAGCTTTAGAGGGAAGAACAACTAACGGAACCATTGCAAACGGTGGAACCCTAGGCTTGCAGAATAACGAACAGGCTGGTATATTTGACCTAGATTATACAAGCACAAATTATCCAGTGTTAATGCAGATGCCTCACTGGACCAGGAAGATATAAGGAGTAAAATGAAACTTAATTTTAATAACGGCGTAGTCTCGTTTGATGAAAACGGAGAATTTGAAACAGATATTGTTACATCTTTACCTCATAGACTTACAGTTGTTGACGGACAAGTTGTTGATAAATATCCAGGAAAAACTGACAATGAAGTAAGAATTGCAGATCATGCTGCTGCAGTAGCAGATACTATTGCTGGACAAGAAGCATGGGATAACACCCCAGAAGATGAAAGAGTTGGTACACGCCCTGCAGATTTGCCAGAGCTAGACCTTCCAGAAGAGGAATAACATGCCAATTACACAGACCCCCGCATCAGTAGTTCCAGCTTTATGGACATACACATATGTTCAAGCACCTATTGATGGACAAGGAAAACCATACTTTAACATCCCTTCACAGTTTGCAGATTTGGGGACTAAGTCAAGTGGAACTCTAACTCTTGATATTGCTCAATCAAATGTTTTTAAAGTTATTGCTGGTGGTAATTTTACAGTCGCATTTAGCAATATTGCTGCAACACCAAACGTTGCTCAATTTTGGCAACTTGAAATTAAATCTGGTGGAACTTATACAATTAACTGGCCAGCAGGAATTGTTTGGGATGGTGGCGGAGCCTCAAACATTCAACCAGTATTATCATTAGACACAACCGTTTTAAATTTCTATACTAGAGATAACGGAACAACAATTTACGGATCTTACGCATTTTCGGATCTTAAGATATAATATAAAATAGGAGCAAAAAGTGGCCATAACAACAATTTCTACTAACAGTACCTCAATAGCGTTACCAGATTTAGATGCATCAATATTTGCAAATCTTAACGTTGCGCTTAACACAAGTCCCAAAATGTTACAGATTTTGTTGGCATCATCAGCAGCTCTTAGCCTAAATACATCAATTGCTCAAGTTCAATTAATTGATGATAACATTAAAAATAATGCTATTACAAAAACTCCACTGCCAACGTTTGCAACATATGCAAATAGATCAAACGAGCCTGCATTCGTAGTTTATAACAGCAACATGCAGCCTCTTTATGGCGGATACTTAAGAGATGATACAGAAGGTCAAGACTGGGGTAGAGACTGGAGATATACCAATACTTCTCAAGGAACCAGAGGCACAGGACACTCCTCAGTAAAAGGAACATGCTATCAGCAAGATGAAGGAAACTGGCTTGTTAGAATGCCAGGCCATGAAGCGGCATCTGGATCAGATGGACAATTTGCTCATGGACAAATGCCAGAATACATCAGATCCCACTGGCCGTTTTTTGGAACGGTTATAAAAAAGTCTGGATATAGACCAAACAATTCAATTTATTACAGAAATAGCCAACTTAGAATTTATCCTAGAGGCGGCGTTGCTCCATTAGAAACTGTTGATATGTCAAGCACATATGCAACATGGTCAGCTTTTAATACTGGATATACTGCAATTTCTTACAATGCAAGAACAAACACGTTGGCTGTATTGGAGCCAAGAGACAACTCCAACAACTACAGATTGCACGTTTGGAAGAATGCAAATGCAGATAGAGATCTAGATGCCTATAACTATAAGGTTGGAACACTACACAGGTTCATGCTTGAGGCAAAAAATGCTGGAACTCCAACATCATTATCTCAAACAGCTTACTACTACTATAACGATTTTCAATGGCAAGCAAATAGTTCACAAAGCTATGACGAATCACGTAGAAAAGCATACATTGTTATGGGAGATAACAATATGGTTGGAATTGCAAGATTTGTTCCGTCAAACATAACACATTACGCAACATTTACCCCAAACTTTTCCGCAACATCAGGAACTTTAGCCACTCTAAATGGTATTGGAAATACAACCTCATACGGTATTGAGCAAGATACTTGGTACGGAATGAGATACATGCAGACTTGGGACAATAACTGGGTTGCTGCATATGCACCATACTATTACTATCAGACTGGATTTAACGTAATATTCTTTAATACAAAAGATCCGTCTAAATATTATACTGGTCAATGGGCTTCAACTTCCTGGGGAGCAAAACTAGTTCCTTTTAAGAAAGACAAGTTTATTTTCCACTCAGAAGATTCTAATGCCGACGGAAACGTAGGAATGAGACTTTATGTTGTAGACCTTGGAGGACTTGAAAAATATGGAGTAGAGTCTACTGGTACAGCTAGATCTAACGGATCAAGTATTGACTTGTTTAAATCAACATTTACCTATTCGTTTGATACAAGATACCAGTCTACAAATTACCCAACAATTGTTCCTGTAGGCGAATGGAGTCACTACTAAAGTGTATTATGCGATACTTAATGGAGAAAATGTAACAAGGTCTGGAACATTACAGACTCTTTTTCCAAATACATCATTCCCCTTAACTGGACCAGATGATTCATTTAAAGAAGAAAACAATCTAGTCGAGGTTTTGGAAACAATTGAACATAACTCAGATACACATAAAATGGTATTCTGTGATCCATATTTTTTAAATGGTTCAGTTTACAGAGTTGAATCTGTAGAATTTACTTCAGAAGAACTAGAATCAAACCTGGCCGCTGAAGAAGAATTTAATTCTATTCAGGAGGCGTAATGTTAGATAATCAAAGATCGTTATTTAAGAGATCTAGATACAGTCAGTTTGGACTTCAATTGTGGTTAGACGGATCTGCGGTAGATAATTTTGAAGTAACACCAGGAACTGGCAAGTGCTTTTTGGCAAAAGATAGATCTCAGTATCAAAGAAATTTTGAGCAAGCAACTGCCGCCAATCAACCAACTTATGTTCTAGCAGCAATAAATTCATTGCCTGCATTAAGATTTGATGGCATAAATAATTTTATGACATTTGTTGATCCAACGCTTTCTTGGTTGGCTAACACATCATTTACAATATTTGTCGTTGCAACAAAAACGGCTAAAACAACTAATTCGTTTATCATAGGCGGACTTGGAACATCAACAAGAAGCAACCTGGCTTTAGGCTACACAATTCCAACATCCTTTAAAACAGTTTTTGGAGGAGACGATATTAACTCAATCGTTCCAACAGTAACAGTTGGTCAACCAGAGCTTTATGCCGTTAGATACGATAATTTAAATAACAGAAGAGAAGTTAGAAGAAACGGTGTAACCGTAGGACTTGGTGCTTCAGACGGAGCTCCTTCTGGAATGACGGGTCAAGGCATAGGAAGATATCTTTCTACTTATGGACAGTTTGATTTAGGCGAAATAATTATCTATAACAGAGCAGTAAGTGATTATGAAATGGCTCAGGTCGAACGAGACTTGGTCTCTAAATGGACAATAGTTTAAGGAGATTAAATGGCATACGTTCCAGAAAGATTTGTTGGTCCATTAATTTTAACCCCTTTAGCAACAACTCCGTTAAAAGTATTTAGCAATAAGGCAATCATTAAAAACATTGTTGTTTCAAACATATACAATGGAACATTAAAATATGCAATATATATTGCCCCTTCTGGTCAAGACGCTCAAAATTATAATAAAGTTTTTCCAGATATGGCTATAAGTGACAAAACTATTGAATCACATGACGTAACAATAGTTGTAAATCCTGGAGACACGATATACGCATCCGCTAGTATCCCAGGCGGTATTCTGCTTACCATTTCTGGCGTAGAAGTCATTCCTTAAACTTAACCAGCTTATATAGTATAATAACATTATGACATATCAATTAAAGGTAATCAAGGATTATCCAATTGGCTTTTGGCCGTTGGATGAGTCTTCGGGTACCACCGCTTCAGATATTTCAGGATGCGGAAACAATGCTACATATGTAGGATCACCTGCAGCAAATATTTTACCTTTAGTTTCAGGCGGGGTATCAGGAACACGTATTACAAATACCGCATACATAACAGTACCAGTTACAAAAGATTATTACGGTGCAACAGTTGGGGCGGGATTTGGAACAAAATATACTTCAGACAATGACTTTACAATAGAAGCATGGATATATCCCTCAATTGAATCAACCGATGTTGTTAGACTATTTGCCGATACAACAAACAACATAGGATTATTCTGGGATAACGGTCATATTGTATTTAAGGTTTCAGCAAATGAGTGGGTAATATCTCCGCTTACATATTCCAAGAAGACTGCCTATATTGCTGGCAAGTACACAGGAGAGTCGATCTTGCTATATGTTGATGGAATCTCTGTAGCTTCTAAATCATTAACTAATTTTAAATTTACAAACACAACATTAGGTTTACAAATTGGACCAAGCACAACGGCAGGCGATGAATTTACTGTTGATGCCCCAGCAATTTACAGGTATTCTCTGTCAGATAAAACAATTGCTAAACATTATATAAGCGGCAACATAACATCTCCTGCAATTCAGGTGGCATATCCAGATGAGGGAGTTTTATATTCAGGATCAGATGCTAACTTAAAGCCAGCCTTTGATTATTCATATCCAGTCAATAAACCATGGACAGATTGGCTAGATGATAATACATACTACGATTTAGTAGACGGCCATATTGGATTCTATGAAACAGACACTGTAACTGCTAGAACATTTATTATTAATGATTTTATTACAATCCCGTCAGGATTAAATTTAGTTACATCAAAAGTTGAGTGGCGGAATGATTTAGGAATAACAGTAGAATCCAGTATAGATGGAACCACATATGTCTCATGCGTAAATGGACAGCCTATTCCTCAATATACAAAAGATTCATTTGATACCAGCCGTAATCTATATATTAGAATAACCATGTCTACCTCAGATGCCAGCAAATATCTGCCAATCTTGTCATTCTTCTGCATAGCCTTTTATTCAAATAAAGATATCTATGCCGATAATTATGGGGATAGAATATCCTCTTCCACCGAATATTACCTTGGATCATTAAATTATCCTATCCTTTCCCGCAATTATACAAATGGAATTAGGGCTAAAAATGGGGCAGGATTTAATATCAATACATTGTCTTCTATCAAGTCCGTAGAGATGTTCTTTACGCCCCTTACGTTGGCCGCTAACACCCTTTTCTATGCTTCCGACCCTTCTGCTACCAGACTGGCCTGGAACGGCTCTGGAGTGGTTTCTAAGGCTAATATAGCCAAGATATACGTAAACAATGTAGATGTAACTAATCAAACAAACATTAGCTCATATTTAAATGCAGAAGAGCCACACCATGTCGTAATAGTATTTACTACCCCAGTAACTGGGTCATTACAATTAAATTACGAAACATCTGGTGGGCCATCCAACCTATATAAGAATATTACAACCTACGAAAAGGAATTAAGCTCTGGAACTGTAGAGACCCATTTTGAATTATATACTGGAAGATCCGTCTCAACTTTAACAGAACCAGCAATTACCCTGACAGAATCAGACATTATTGCATATAATAATGACTGGATAGTGTTACAAAGTACGTAATTTTGTCACTTCCCCTGACAAAAAGCTGGACTTAGACCGTAAAGAGTGGTAAAATAAACTTCTATGGATATCGGTAAAGCAAATACTAAGATTCTGCAAGAAGAATCAACCCTAGGAATCTATGTATGGGAAATGCCAGACGGTAGATGGATTGGAGACGATGATGGGAACTTTCTTTCGGTCACGTCTAAAAAAGGAAATAGATCCAGAATCGATGCTCTGGCTAGAGAAGTTCGCTCATACGGTATATATGAGGGCGGGCCTAAATTTCTTTCAGCCCGTCGAAAAATCACAGACGAAGAATATGCAGAACAAGAACAAAGACTAAAGTGGGGCCTAGTTCCAGATCCTTTGGATATTGGAAACTATAAAGACGAAATGAAAAACTTGAGGGCAGAGGGACAATAATGATTCAATACGAAGAAGATGACAACTCACAAGAGATAGCAATATCTAATGTTGCTGACTGGATGAAGTTTAATACTCCAAGACAAGAAACAAGCACAGACTTATTTAAGGTAAATGGGGAAGAGCTCACAAAGATATCAGGACTAAGTCCTGCATTCCGTCGCAAGATAAGCAGAGAATTACAAAAGAGATTCCAAGGTATTGAAGGAACTGAAACACAACAGAATTTATTAGCACAAGCAATTACTGGCTATGCTATGTTTGATCTTATCGAGCCACCATACAATTTAGATTATCTTTCAAAAATCTACGAAATTTCCCCATATAACTATGCAGCAATTAACGCTAAGGTTTCGAATATCGTAGGTCTTGGCCACGACTTCATTGAAACACGTAAAACACAAGAAGCATTTGATAACATCACAGATGAAAAATCTTTAGATCGTGCTCGCAGAAAGCTAAATAGATTACGTCAAGATTTATACGAGTGGCTAGAACAATGCAACGAAGAAGAGACATTTACAGAAACTTTAATTAAGGCTTATACAGATGTTGAAGCAACAGGAAATGGGTATATCGAAATCGGCAGAACATCTGCAGGACGAATTGGATATATCGGACATATCCCTGCAAAGACAATGCGTGTGCGTCGCCTTCGTGACGGCTTCATTCAATTGCTATATGGCAAGGCAGTATACTTTCGTAACTTTGGAGATCAAGAAACAGAGAACCCAATTGCAGGCGGACTAGATAGACCAAATGAAATTATTCATCTAAAGAAATACACACCAACAAATAACTACTATGGTATTCCAGATATTGTCGCATCTTCAAATGCTATGGCTGGAAACGAGTTTGCTGGTAAGTATAATCTTGACTACTTTGAGAATAAAGCGGTGCCTAGATATATCATCACTGTAAAGGGTGCTAAATTATCAACAGAGTCTGAGCGTAAATTGCTTGAGTTTTTCCAAGTAGGACTAAGAGGTAAGAATCACAGATCTCTATATATCCCACTTCCACCAGATTCACCAGACTCAAAGGTTGAATTTAAGATGGAGCCAATTGAGGCAGGAACTCAAGAGTCTTCATTTAACGTGTATCGTAAATCTAATAGAGATGAAATTCTATTATCTCACCGTGTCCCAATTAATAAAATTGGAACTCCCGAAGGAGTTAATTTGGCGGTGGCTAGAGATGCCGATAAAACATTTAGAGAGCAAGTATGTCGTCCAGCTCAAATGAATTTAGAAAAGAAATTAAATAAAATTATTGAGGAAATGACCGACGCCCTACTTCTTAAATTTAACGAGCTAACCTTGACCGATGAAGATACCCAGTCAAAAATCGATGAGCGATATTTAAGGATGCAGGTAATTACCCCTAATGAAGTTAGAATTAGAATGGGTATGGTCCCATTGGACGGTGGAGATAAAGTCGTTGAATTAAAACCACAGGCAGCAGCAGAGCAAAGAGCACAGGCAGGGAAAACCAGAACTAGAGATTCTGAACGTTCCGCAAATTCTCCAGATATTTCTGGAGAAGGCCGAAATGCTCAGGGCGACGGAAGACAAGTCGACTAACCCTACTCAACTGATTATTTGCCTTATATACAATAACGTTATAAAATTAAGCAT